TCAGGGCATCGCGGTAGAAAGCGGCCTTCGCAGCGATCTTGGCTTCCTTCTCGGACATCGGGGTCTCTTTCTTGACCTGCTCGCGGGCCTGGCGCTCCATCTCGTCGTGGATGCCCTTCAGCTGGCTGTAGCGGCCCTGCAGCTCGTCGCGGTGGGCGGTCTTGGCGTTGATGTCCTCCATCGGGGTGGCAGGATCAGCGGCCTTTTCGGCGATCCATTCGACATCAGCCTTGATGGAAGCGCTCAGTTCGGCCATTTTTTCCTTGAGTTCAAAGAGAGTCATGGTTTTGTCATCCTTTCGTAGAAATAAATTTTTTGTTCTCTGCGATGATCCGGCGCCGCTCGGCCTGTTCCTCCACGGTGGCCAATGCCGCCTGGAAGGCAGGCATGAGCTCGCGGATCTGTTCCGCATGAGGCGTCAAATCGGCGTTTTTCAGCATCTCGAAGACGCCGGAGAGGGCCTCCTTGGTCACGCCGGCGCGGGGCTGTGCCGGGACCGCGACGAACGAGAACTCATAGGCGTCCAGAGGATCCTCCAGAAGGCCTACACAGGTCTGACCGTCGTAGGATTTGCCCTTTTCGTGGCCGTCGCCGGCGCAGAAGCCCAGCCAGGTCATCCGCTCGCCGCAGATGCTGCAGCTGCACCGCCTGGCAGAGAAGCCGACGCTGACTTCCTTCGTGATGCCGCCCTCGATCGAAGCGATCAGGGGCTCGGTTTTTTCGTTTCTGAGCATGTAGACGCTGCCGACCAGTTGCTTCTGCTCGCGTCCGTCCTTTGTCAGTTCGCCGGTGCTCTCGACTTCAGCGCGGTAGATCCTCGCGACCTGATTGTCGGTCGACCAGTCATGGTCCTTGATGCCCGTCTTGCCTACAAACATCCCGGCAAGCGCCTCAAGGGCCTCATCAGTGAACCTTTCCAGGTCTCTGTCTACCTCGTTGTCACACAGAACGACGGAAAAACAGAAGACGTCCTCGGGTTTCAGCTCGGTCAGTGCGTACTGATTGATCAGCGCGATGTCGGCCTCTGCCGAGGCTTTCGTCACGCGAAACGACTTAGTTATCATCGGTGTCTCCTTTCGCCACGGCCATCACGGTGGCCGCTTTGGCCTTCGCAATGTCCTTTTTCAGCGCTTTTACCCTCATTTTCGGTGGTAAAAGGTAGTACATGGTGGCATTTATGCCGTATCTTTCGGCCTCTTGGATGAGTTCCTCAGGCATTCGGGTCACCTCCCGGAGGCTGTGCTGGCGTCTGGACCTTGTCCTCGACGGTGTACTTCAGAGGCGCGAGATCCTGGCTCACTACGGGGATTTTTCCGATTCCGCCGGGATATGGAGCCATATTTCTGCGTTTTCTGACCTCGTCGACCGTGCTCCAGCCGTTTCTGATGCTCATCTGGTCGACATTTGCCTGGGTGACAGCGTCCGCCCGGAGGATGGCCTCCATGTTCATCACGAAGTGGAGACCGCTGCGTCTCTGCTCCTTCGTGAGGAGCTTCCGGTCGAACTCCTGCTCGTAGGCCGTGACAGGGGAGAGGAGCGTCAATTGCATGAATTCGAGCATCTGCTGCTCCTGGGAGGCGTAGCTGGAGCTGTTATAGTCGCCCAGAAGGTGGGGCGGGATGTTATAGACCATGGCCACCTTGGAGCGGGTGATCTTCTCCACCTCGAACAGCTTGGCGTCGATCGGGGAGAGGTTCATGCTCTTCGCCGTGACGCCGGATTCGAGGAGCAGAATGGCCCCTGAGGTCTCGTGGTAGGTCTCCAGGAAGTCTTTTATGACCTTTGCGCGCTGTTCTGCGCCCAGGTTGGCCGGGGCTTCCAGGACGATCTGCGAACTCACGCCCTCCTCAAGCTGGTCCCTGTTGAACTGCTGGATGTCCTCGGAGTACTTGAGGGTATCGAACAGAACGGAGACCGGATTGATGCTTGTGAAGCCGTTGGAGGTGATGAACGGCACGTGGATCACGTACCAGTTATGCACATACATCTCCACGCCGGAGTCGTCGCGGATCTTGTACCACAGCTCCCTGGTGGCGGTCTCCATGACCGGCGTGACCTTCGTCGGGTCGAGGATGTCCAGGCGCTCCAGATTCATGGCTGCGTCGTAGATCTTGAGGGCGTAGGCGCTGCCGCAGCTGCACCGGCACACCTCCATGGCCTTCATGAACTGCGTGGAGGTCATGTTCGGGTTCGGGGAGGCCGCGACCATGTCGTTCAGGTCGTTATAGACCGGTCTGGCCTTGTTGTAGAGCTGGATGGGCATCACGGAGATGGAGTTGGCCATCCGGGACACCGCAGCGAACAGGAGCTCGCTGTTCTTCATGGTGTAATCCGCCCGCGTCCATGCCGGCAGCCGCTGGCGGAGGAGCGTCCGCTGGCTCGGTACCTGCTGATTCTGCGCCAGGTACTCCTTGATGATCCGTTCCCGGCGCCGGAGCCGGTAAGTGTCGAAAATACTCATGTTACGCCCCCTTGAGGTCGATTCTTGTGGTCAGGTTCTTGTCCGGCGGGATCTGCGTGGGCAGTTTCCGCAGGTATTCGGTGTGGGAGTTGAGCATGGCCGCCACGCCGTCGATCTTGCGGTAGCGGTTCTGCTTCGTGATCAGGTAGGTCTCATTCACGCTGCGTTTGGTCATCTTGGCATTGCCGAGATACCACTGGAACAGCGGGTCATTGTTCGTGATGATCTTGCCGTCGAGGAAGTGTTCCTTCAGGTGGTCCTGAGGCGCGGTCAGCGTGAGCTCGCCCTGGCGGACCACAGAGAGGTTGAAGCCCTGCCCCTGCAGCGCCTGCACGAGCTCGAAGGCCTTGGCCGGGTCATAGCCGATGCTCTCGATGTTGTACATCTTCCGCATCTCCATGAACCAGTCGTAAACGTACTCGAAGCGGACATACTCGCCGGGGACGACCGTCATCCAGCCGCCGTCCTGGAGCATCTGCCAGTCGAGCTTCTCGTGGTTGGCCTTCATCTTCTTCTCCGGCACCCATGTATGGGACAGCACGAAGAAGCAGTCGTCCTCGAGCGGGAATTCGACGCAGGCGCTGGTGAAGTCTTCCGTGGTGGAGAGGTCGAAGCCGCCGTAGCAGGTCCGGCCCCTGAGGATCTCCATGTCGATGACCTTGTTGTTCTTCTGGATGGTCTTGATGTCCAGGAAGCTGAGCTCGTCCACAGAGGTGAATACATTCAGCTGTTTATTTATCCAGTCTGACCGCTCTGCCGGGACCAGCTTGCAGCGTTCCCAGTCAGCGATCAGATCGTCCAGGTTAAGCAATACGCCGAGGGATGGGTTGGCCTTGATCCAGCAGGTCACGTCGTCCGGATCGTCGCCTTCGTCAATCTCGTCGATGTAGACGAACATCCGGTCGGCGGCTATCTGGGAGACCGCCCTGTCCTGGGCCAGAATCTGGCCGCCCAGGACGTAGAGATCCATGAGCGGTCCGTCAATGACGCTGCCGAGCGTCGAGATGTAGATGATCAGCGGCTGCCGGCGTTTGATGATCTTCTTCTTCAGCCTGCTGATGAACTTGTAGTCGCGGTAGTCCTGCACCTCGTCGAATATGGCCAGGTGCACGTTCTTTCCGTCGAGGGTCGTCGGATCTGACGCGAGCGCCTGGATCTTTGAGGCCGTGGGGTCGAAGTAGATCCCGTCGCGGGTGGTCCGGAAATGCTTCTTGAGAAGGGGAGAGGCGGCGATCTGGTTCTTGCATTCATCGAAGATGATCTTCGCCTGATCCTTGGCATTGGCAACGCAGTAGCACTCAGCGCCGCGCTCTCCGTCTTTTGATGCTCCGAAAGTGGCGTTGCCGGTGATCAGCGTCGACTTGCCGTTGCCGGATCCAACAAGGACGAGGCCTTCCCGAAAGCGCCGGAGACCTGTCTGCTTGTCGACCCATCCGTAGAGATTGCCCTCAACGAAATGCTGCCAGGGCAGAAGTGTCATTTTGTCGTAGTCGCCCTTCGTCGGTCTGCAGAACTTCTCGATGAAGTCGATAGGCCGGTAGGCAAGCTCGACGTCGAAGCGCCAGCGGTAGTTTGGATCCTTGCTCTGCTCCAGCTCACGCAGGAAGCGCTCGCAGGCCTGTATGCGCTTCTGGCCGGACACGATCCGGCCTTCCACGACATCCTTGGCGAATTGATAGCATCCGGAAGAGTGAAGGAGGGAATCAGAAGTTCTCAAAGTCGTCGCCGCCCTTCTTTTCTGCCTCTTCCTTAGGCAGCAGGTCGGTGAGCTGCTTGATGATCTTCTGGTAGTTGGAATTCATGGTCGCGTAGACCTTGGCCTCCGGGCGCTCCCTCATGTAGGGCGCCTGTTTGTCGCCCTGCTGGAAAAGCTCCGTGAAGCCGTTCGCGTTCAGGT